AATTGGTGTAATATGTATCACGTTGTCCGTCATCTAAAGTATAACGTTCAGTAATATCAATATAGTTGCTTAAATTAAATGCAGAATAATCTCCTGGAGTCATCCATACACTCTTAATGCGTAATACATCTGCTTTCTGTAATTCAACTACAGATCCACCAACATTTTTCTTAGTGACAATATCTTCATATGCATCAACGTTTAATGTTTTAGTTTTTTCTTGTCCAGCTGCATTAACTTCTAGAACAGATGCAATCAGATAGTAAGTTCTACCTGCTGTAACGCTACTAAAAGTTACTGTTTTGCGATTGTTATTATTATCAAACGTAGTAGTTGCTGCAGTAATAGCTACTGGTAAATTAGTGGTTGTATCAATTAACAAGAAATTGCTAATATCATCATCAGATAAGAATGTCTCACCAGTAGTTGTGATTTCAAATGTAACAGAAGTAGTAGCTGTGGCAACGTTAGCAAATTTTCTGCGAACAGTGATTTGTGATGATTTTACAGTATCACCACCAAGAACATCAACACCACGTAGTGTTTTAACTGTATTATATCCAACAGGGAACAATAAAGTGCTACTAGTAGGTTCAACTAGTTGAGCACGGAAAATTTGTAATGCACCACCTGTTACTGATGCTGAAGCGTTTGCAGTTAAAGTAATTGCAACGTTTGTGAATGAAGAAACAACACCAACTCTAGTATTGTTTAGATGAATAACATCCCCAGCTTTAATTAAGCCAGTTAAAATTGTTCCAGTTACAGATACTGTCGGAGAACCTGTTGAAGATGTTGCAGAAGCACCATTAATTTGTTGTAGGCTTGGAGAAATATCAGCAGTAAAATTACCAGAAGATAATTGTCCAGTGATTTGTTTAACATCATTCTCAAAGGAAAATCCAGAATACATCTGAACATCCATTAAACCTAATTTGTAAACAGTTGCTGTGCCACCTGAATAATCAGCTGAGTGTAATTGCACTGAACGTGCACGAGCAGTACCGATAATATCAGAAGTAGATGGAGCATTTCCTGGAGTTCCATTCAACGCTTTGACCAAATAAACTTTTTCAAAAGTTGATATATCTGGAGTTTTGTATAGATTAGTTACGTAAGTATAATTACCAATTGATAAACCAATAGGTTGATCGTTTAGACGAGCAATATGATTACCTTCATCTCCATTGATAATACGTGCTTTATCTAATTCAACAAATTGTGTTGCAACAGATTCAACTTCATATCCTTGAATATACGCTTTTCCTGGATCTACCACTAAAACAAATTTATCTTGATCACCATATGTCACACCTTGAATTGGGGTAACTGGTTCTTCCTCATAAACACCAAAATTTGAACCATTGTTCAAATGCTCACGAGTAGATATTTTGAATTTGTTTACTTCATAGTTTCCAGATTCGTCGTAAGTGCGACGAGCTAAAGTTTTTTCTAATTCTGCATAAGAAGCAGCTTCAATTTTCTGTTGAATCTTACCATCAACGATACGAACAAGTTCAATAAACTTAATATTGTCAGTTGATAGTAAATCTAGTTTAACTAAACTTAGAGAAATTTTGTAACGATGTGCACCTGGAGCAGCAAAGTTATAAGAACCAGTAGCGTTGTCTAGGATAGATTCATCGTCTTCTGGTGTGATTGTTTCTTCTGTTACCTTGAAACCAACTCGGCAAGTTGGAGTTGGTGCAAAACGACCAACATAAAGTTTTAGATCTGGATTGCGAACAAAAATACCATCAACATAGTAAATACCTTGTTTAACTTCAACAGAATATGCATAGCCTAAAACATCTGAAGAAGAGTTACCACTATAGATTGTACCAGTTTCTCCAATATCACCAAGTGTGCGAACTACAGCAGTAATATCACCAAGTTGAGATTCTGCTAGTCTAAAGTTAGTAGTGATCTGATTGTCTGCTTCATACGCTGTAATATTTTCACCTGGAATCAAACGACTCGTTAAACCATCTGCCGCAGTTCCTTCAATTTTACAATAAAGAGTAGGAGTAGTTGTATTATCTACAATATAAGAAGTATCTGCAGTAGTATCAAGAACACGTAATTTTACACCAGACGTTTCACCAGTGATAACTTTATTTTTGAATGTATTAATATAAGTTGTTACGTCTGTAGTGCCAGTAAACAACTCTAATTTTACAAAATGTACTTGATTATCAACAGAAACAGAACCTGGAATAACTTGAGATCCATTCTTAAAAATATGGTCACCAAAACGAGAAACTTGGTTCTGTAAAATAGTTTGAAGTTGGGTTAACTCACGTGCCTGAACAGCATAACTTGGACGGAAAAGAATGCGATAAAAATCTTTCTCGGCATCATAATCGTCAAAATATGGTTCAGTATTGAAATTTGTAGTCATTCTTCAGCTCTTTACGTAAAGTTGATTTTATAATTCTATTTATCTTAAAACTGAATAATAGTTCTAAGAGTAATTGTTTCGTCTTCAGAAGGAGTAAATCCTTGCTTATTGTCAATATACATTAGTTGACCAGAATATTTATCAACATCAGGTAAACCAACAGAAGTCACAGTAAAAGTATTTGTCACTGCACTTGTTTTAATAAACACATCATTAACCAATGGAATATCATTATCTAAAGATTGCACTAGCGCAGTATCAGTTGTAACAGAAACTACACGATATCTTTTATTTTGTTTTGTAGAACCAACATAAGTGAAAATAGCTGTACCATTAGCTTCAGAACCAGAAATATGAGTCGGTGCAATAGAAGAAGTTATACCTGAGGCTACAACAGTATAAATTCTATCACTATACCAAACAAAATCACCAATTGTAACAGTTAAAGTTGGTTCCCACTCGTCACCTAATGTTTTAACACGTTCAATATAACAATCTGTATCTCGAGTGAAATTAATAACATCAATAGGAGCTTGAATAACATAACAAGCAGATCCTAATGTATTTTGAAAATTTTCATTACCATCAAATACACGTGGGTTTTTAAGAATACCAGCTTGACGATAATCGTTCTCAACAATAACACCCTGATTCAAATCGTTAGAAATATTTGAATAGAACATTAATGAACGTGCATATAATTCTTCTGGAGAGTTTTTACCATGTCCACCGAATGGAGAAATAATCGCTCTTAATGCAGCACCTTGACCATTACCTGTGACTTTGACATTAGCATAAGTGTAATTTTGTCCACGATTTACAATATTAATTTTAGTAATAGCATTGGTTAGTGGATCAATAGTTGCTGTGGCAGTCGCACCTTCTCCATCGCCTTCGATAGAAATATTAGCAACACCATAAGAATATCCACCAGAAATAATTGCAATTGCGTCAATAGTGCCAGCTGGGGTTAAAATTTCATTATTTGCTTGTTGAGAAGAAATAGATCCAAGCGATAAATCTGCTACTAGTGTAGCACCTTCACCATCACCTGAAACTAATAAATTGGCTTTAGTATAACCAATTCCTGGATCATCAACTGCAATATAAACAATCTGCCCACCTTCAATAATAGGAATAATTTTTGCTTCAGATTTAGAAGTTAAAAACTGTGCCTCTGCGTTATCACCAGTAGCATCAGTAAATGTTATTGATGGTGTGTCAGAATAACCAGCACCGTATCTTAAAGTAGAATATCCAGTGGCAGGTGTTCCGTCTCTTCTTAAAGAAGCTGGTGTGCCAAGATATTCTAAAGTTGCAGATCCATTCACTGCTGTTCCAGAAGTATGTGTTGGAGCGGATGAACTTGTAGTTCCTGCAACAATGACTTTATAAAGTCTATTTGAAACATATACTGAAGAGTTTAATGTCACAGCAGTATTTGCTACCCAAGCTGGTGACATTATAACAGTTCCTGAGGTATGTGATGGAATAGTAGATCCAAATACACCATTAGCTACTACTGTGTATAAATTTGTTCCTTGAGAAAACTGTTCATTAGTATAAACAGTTCTAAATGTTTGATATGGTGTGCCAAATGTAACTGTTGGAGGGGAAGTATAATCTTCTCCTGAATTAACAATATATGTTGAGATAACTTTATCTGCATATAATTTTGATTTAGCAAGTGCATATTGACCATCGCCAGTTAAAGTAATTTCAGGTGGTTCAATATATCCACTTCCTGGAGTAATAATTACAACTTCTTTAACACCACCATATAAAGTGATGCTATCAATAATCCCTGTTTCTACAATAGCAGTAGCAACAGCACCAGCACCGCCACCACCAGTAATAGAAACTGTTGGCGCAGTATAATTAGAACCACCATTGGTAACAGTAATTCCAGTTAATGGTGAGCCACTTAATACAGGGGTTAAAGAAGCACCTGTCCCTGCTGGGTCTGACACAACAACAGTTGGAACAGAAGTATATCCAAAACCAGATGTAACAACTGTGATTGCTGTTATCACACCACCAACTACAGTAGGAATAGCAGAAACTCCACTACCTCCCCCACCTAAAAATGATAATTGTGGTGATACATATCCAGAACCACCATTTGCTACGTTAATTGCAGTAATAGTTGATGTACCAATTTGAGCAGTCGCAACAGCACCTGTACCTGTTGAATCGGTTATAGTAACAGTTGGTGCAGAAGTATATCCAACACCAAAGTTTGTTATATTAAACCCTGTTATATTTTCTGGATTTATGACATTAACATCACCTCTTACAGTACTTCCAATATATTTTAATGCACATGTTCCATTTAACACTGTACCAAATTTATGATTAGGTTCAACAGATCCAGTAATTCCAGGTGTTACAACCTCATAGAAATTTTTATCAGCACTGAATAATTTTTGACCAAGATTAACTAATGTAGAAGAAGACCAAGTAGAAGAACCTGAAACTGGATCTTCAAAAGTAACTGTAGGATTTGTATATCCTGTTCCTGAACCAACAACAACAACACCATTTAAGAATAATGGATCTGATTCAAGATAACCATCTCCAGTAACAGTAATAGTAGCAGATGTATAATCTTTACCTTTATTAGTAATGTAAATGTTATCAATTTTACCGTTAGAATAAAAACTGCTTGTCAAAGCAGATACGACTGGAATATGAGTATCTGTAACAAATTTATTACGAAGGTTAATTGGAATATTATACATAAATTTCCAAATATAACCATCAGTTAATTTAATTGGTTCTAAAATAGATGTTGTTGGTTTAACAATTGATCTTGCTCCATTATTATTATCAAGACACTTATAAACATTAAACTCGTCTGTAACCACATAGAAGTCAGAATCTTCTAATTTTTGTGAGCCATTTGAAGATATACCTAAAACTGCTTCTAAATTAGCACCAGAGCCTGATGCCGAAGTAATAGTAACAGTTGGTGCAGAAGTGTATCCACGTCCACGATTCAATAATGTAACTGCAGCTACTGCGCCATTTGAAATTTCTGATACAATGGCAGTGGCACCTGAACCACCACCACCAGTTATAGTAACTTCAATGTCATAAATGTCAATAAATCCAGAACCACCAGAAACAATATTAATACCAATCAGTTGATCACTATACTCATCGTCATACATGTCATAAACTGTGTCTGGAATCCAAACTTTTTTATCGACAACAAACGCTACATCTGATGGTCTGATTTGTTTTAATGTTATTATTTCATTTCTTGCTTCTGCTTCATATGCAAGACTATCAACTGGATATGGAGGATTATCTTCATCTTCCCAAGATAAAGTTCTACCTAAAAAATAATAGTATGAAGACGAACGTGTAACGACATCTCGATACACTCCCTCGGCTAAAGATTTATGTAAAATTGTTTTTACTAATGAAGATGCTGAAGCCATATTGCTCGTCTTCCCTATCCAGTTTTATCTAAAAATTAAGATACAG